CTGGCGTTCAGCTTCATTAATGTAAGCCAGCATGTGCGGCTCACCCATTAGCATTGCTTGGCGTGGTGCGCCCTCTTGTTGTGCTGGTTGCTGAACACGCCGCTTTGAAACTTGTAACCTCATGACCCTACAACCCTTCCTGATCCGCCGCCAAGATCAAATAACTCAGCCATTTCGTATCTGTTTTTGTTTCTTGCTTCTAATTGCTGTTGAGTTGCCAAACCCTCTGCTACGTTTGCAAATATGTTAGCGACGGGGCTGTAGTTAGGGATTTGCGATGCCGCAGACGATTGCGATGCAGCCATGTTTGCAATCAGTGTAGGATCAGCAAGTGCGTTGTTTTGCGAAATTAGGTTGTTTTTCACGCTTGCCAGAGATTGACGCACATCGTTTGCATAACCTTGGCCCTGCCGTGCTGCATCAGCTTGAGCATCGGCTAACTTTTGCTCAATTTTTGCACGGCGCTCGGCAGCAACACTACTTTGCGATAACCCGCTACGCGACAAGGCTCTCGTCAATTCGCGCATCGCATCTGTGTACTGATCTTCGATCTGCGGCGTAGCATAATCCATATAGTTAGACGCTTGGTTTGCGTAAAACGCATCGTCGTAACCAGAAAAAGCCGTGTCGATTGCAGCTTTACCTTCGGTTATCCGAGCTTGACGCGCTTCTTCTTCTGCTCTTTGGCGCTCGTATTCTTCTCTTAAAAAGTCGTCGCCTCCGCCACCAAAACACATGTTAATTCACCTCGTATCTCTTGCGCCAACGAACACTGTCGTCAGAATATCGGACATATGAAAACACTTTGAAATCTTCGCCGTTTTTGCCGTACCCGCTCAACGTGCATTCTTCCTCTAATCCTAGAAACCGCAGCCATTCGTGTATTTCGTCGTAACCCTCGATACTAAAGGCTTCTACACGGTGCGCTTTCGCCCTATCTAATGCTGGTATTATATCGCGGATAATGCGCTTTGTCAGGTAAAGTCCGATACTTTTGAACCTGTCAGTCGCAAACATCCCCAAGTTCCACACGCCAGGACGAACAGGTATATATGTCACAATCGCTACTGGCTCTGTATCACCGACAACATATACAGTTTCAAATTCGGCTGTGGCGTTTGCAATCTGATACGCCATTTCATCACGGTCATCAGTATATTTAAGTGCAGATATTTCTTCAAAATCACGCTCACGCATGTTTCGTGCAACGTGAAACACCTCGTCTGGTTCTGCGTGACGTATAAACATTAACCAGACTCCGCCGATGAATAGTGAATAGCGAGGTTGCCTAGTTTTGCTGGCCCTTGCTGGTTGCAGACTAATCTAGGCGCAACATGGGTGCTGTAACCGTTGATCGCCGCACGGCCTAGACCGTATGTCGTCTTGTGGACTGTCGCCACTTCTTCTAGCGCAGTAATGTCTTGCGGATCGGTAGCAATCGATACTGTCCAAGTGTTTTCACAAGTCACATCGATGCCGTGTAAGTCTTTAGAAGTTGCGGGGCTGCTACCATCAAGAAACGGCATTTGCACAACAACTTCGCTGCTATCGTAGATATTACCGTTTTCACCGCCAAGCGAATACAATGTGTTGCCGCTTCGGCATAATGTCTGGCGTCCGTCATACGCCCATCGGTCAACGATAAACCCAGGCTCATACACTGACCATGCAGACACTTTAGATGACGGGAAGAAGCTAAAGACATACATTTTGTTGCCGATAGCCAAGATATAACGTCCGTCCCGCTGCTCAAGCGTTGCTTTTGACAGTTCAGCTAGTGTGCGGTTTTCTTGTATCTGATCGACAATCAATTCATCAATCGGGTTGCCGATGTCACCAACAAAAGCAGCGTTCGAACTGTCGCGTGAACGTAAGGACCGCAAGCCAGATAGCGACAAGTAGAATACGTCGTTTTCGCCAAACTCAACTACGCTATCAGGCGCAATTGTGCCTGTGTTCTGCAAAACCTGAATTTGCTGGTTTAGCGCTTCATCTGCGTCAACAAACCAAATTTGTATCGCTTCTTCCGCCAGCACAGCAATATTATCAAAATACGTCGCAATCGCTTTCAAATCTTCTGATCCACGCGAATGGTTTGCTAAGTTAATAAATCCAGCACCTAGCGTTGTGTCGTTCCACTCTGTCGGATCGTCAATTGCAGAGAAGTGTAACAAACTATCAGATAGCGCGTACATTTTCGTTTTGACGGGAATTACAAAACGTCCTGGGGTGTAAGCGTTGATTGTTGCTGCGTCTGCACCGCCGTCTAGGTAGTTTTGCGCTACAGGATCGAACGCTGTTGTAACATTACCGCTTGTCGTAATTGCAATCGTTTTATTGTTGTATGACGACCCGCTTTCTTTAGCGATAATGTTTACAAACTGATTAACAGACGTTGCTTCGTATTCTGGACCAGACGGGAAATCGTTGATTGCAGCTGCAATCTTCAATGCTGTGTATGTGTGTGATTGCTCCCACGTTATCTGATCCCCGATAATGTTTACGCCGTCCACGGTAATAGCAGTAATAGCATTATCGATACCGCCAGACATATGAGCAAGGTTCCCAATCGTGAATGCACCATCCACCTCAAACGTTACTTGAAACCCATTGTACGCAATGCCGACAGCTGGCGCTGTGATCGTCAAAACGTTGTTTACTGCGACAGCTGTGTAATCGCTGGGACCATTTGTGATGGCAGTAGCAATGTTAGCAGCTGTCAAACTGTTCGAACCGTTGTGCGAAACAGGATCGCTAATCAAATCAACACTGTTGACGCGCAAAATCCGCAATTCGTCGCCTGGGTTTGACGTTCCGCCCGTTACTTCGAACGACGCTGTTGCTGCTGTACCGCCAGCTGTACCAGCTGTTACTTCGAACGTTGCCCGTGCGCGACCATCAAACCAATCTGTGATACGAGTGCCGTTAAAGTAATGATAGATGCGCCCATCCGCGAATTGCGCAGCCGCGTACAATTGACCGTTATAAAAATCGACAGACAGTACGTCAGTCAGTTCTTCGCCAGACGGATGCTGTAATTGAACGTATGTCACGTTTGACGGCGTATCCGCCGCGAACGTCACGCTGTTTTCAGCATCAGACCCAAATGTGTAAATCTGTCCCGCCGCAGCTGCCAGACCAATTGTGTTTGAAGGTAACTGCACAATCTCAACAAACGCTGGGCGCTTTTCAATCTCGCCGCCCCGCGTGATGTGTGCGTTTTTAAGTTCAACTAGAGTGCCAGGTGCTGCCGTAACGTTCATACGCCGACGATCTAAACCACCTCGAAAATCCTCGACTAAGATATACGGCATTAGTTATTTCCTGTGGTTGCAATCAATGGTGGGCCTTTTGGACGATACATCCCTTCTGGTTCACCACCTCCAATAACAAAGGTTTCTGTCTTAGCCATACGCGCTTTCAATCGCGCATAATGTGCTTGTGCTTGCGCAAGTTTGTTCTGTGCATCAGCCTGTTTCTGGCGCTGTAAGACTTCCGCAGCCGCATAAAGAACGATTAGTTGGTCATCCAGATCAGCTGTATCCGCTTCCGCAATAAACGTAGACAAATTTCGAATGCCGTGTACGCGAACGCTATCTGTGCCTGTCGCAGCATCAGAATTGTTTGCTGGGATAGGCCATAGTTCGATCTGATTGTTTTCGTAAGCATCGTATCGACGAATAGGCGATGATCGAACACCGCGATCACTGTCATGCTGATTGTAGTGTTCAGCCGTGATGCCATACTCTAACTTTGTCCAGTAATCGCCGTGCTTTGTTTCCATCCGTTCGATACGCTCGAACACTAGGTCATCGGGTACGTCATAATACCGCTGTCCCGCAGCAATCGTAATGTCTCTGCGAATGCGCAAGAAAGGCCAGCTGTAATCCTCCCACAGCCGCCTTTGCGTTCTTTGTAGCATATTGATGAATACATCGCGTGTCGCTTTACCCAAGTTTGGCTGCAATGAATGCCCGACTTCCGCTCTTAAATCATCGATCAACTGCCCTAATGACGTACCTCTGCCCATTTTCTATTCCTCGACGTATGCCTCGTTTTCAGGCGTTGTGGGATCGTCTTTTACAAAATGTCCTTTTGCAGTACGCGCCCGTTTGCGTGTCGTTGTTTTCTTTGCTGGCTTTTTCGGTTCTGGCTTCCAAGTTGGATCAAGCAATTCTTCCCCAATACGCGCAGCATCCAGTGTTGTTGGTAAATCGCCAAACTGATTAAACTGATTTACGACTTTCTGATCGCCGTAAAAACGTCCAAGGCGGTCACGCTCACTATCCATAGTGCCGTCCATTTCGCCAATAACCTTGATATTTGTCACCGCATCTGGCCCGTGAATGGACTGCAACAGCATAATTTCAGCTGGCGTTACTGATGGGCGTGGCACGACGCTTCGAATATCCCCCCCGATAGCGACAGTGCATGAACATAATTGAAACATAGTTTCCTCCTGATTGTAGTGAGAGGGCGCAGTGCGCCCCCTCGGTTAATTTTAGGCGATTTCGTAAACGCCGTGGCAGTTCAGCTGTGTCGCTGAAAGTGCCGCTGTTGTTGTAACCGCACGGTACATTACATACTGATCGGCTGGACGCGCTGGGCTGTGACGCTTCATCTTTTCGCCGTCCATGTAGTACATGCACAGTTTTGATGAATCGATGATGTAGCAGCGCTTGCTTGGGGTTTTGGTTGCGATTGTTAGATCGTCCAAAGTTGGATCATACTGGAACGTTAGTCCGTTGTAGTTGATCTCGCCCATTGCAATGTTTTGACCACGCGCAAAGCCAGTTTGCGAGTAGTTACCATTGCGACGTAGTTCGTCTGCAAGACGATCTAGGAACGCTGAACCACATACAGCAACGTTTGGCTTGCCGCCAAAACGCTTCAATTGGCGCATTTCTGAATGAAGTGTTTCAATCAGTTCTTGGCCTGATGCTGTTGTTGCAATTGCAGTGTTCGCACGGTTGCGCCACCAAGTATTTGTCGCAACTGACAAACCACCAACAGTACCTGTTGTTGGGTCATCGAGGATAAGCGACTGAATACCAGCGATTGCGTTTGCATCCGCTGTACCGTCACCGAACAAGAAATCGTTCATGCCACGGCTGTAACCTTCCATCATGTCGTCCAGCTTGTCTTGGAACAAGTTCGCAAGAACAGTCTGATCACGACCAGAATGGTTAGATGTACCAGCTGATGTTGTGCTGTCTGAAACGCTGATGCCGTCTTTTTTCAATTCGGTCAGTGTTAGAGAAATACCCGCATGGTGTTCTTTCCACGCATAGTTTGCACGTTTGATGTTTGCTGGGTTTGCATAAGTCACTGTGTCGTTATGCGTGTAACCAGAAACGGTTGTTGTGTATGTGCCTTTGACAGCAACACTTAACTCACCCTTACCACCAGGGAAAGTTTTTGCAGACGAATCCATCGCTTTAAGCAATGGTTTGTCCTGTAGGGACTGCGCATAGACGTTGCCTTTATCGATGTAGTAATCGAGGGCAGCGTTAGCGATGTTGTCCAATTCAGCTTGTGTAAAAGCCATTGTACGCTCCTAACGTTTAAGAGTCACCCAAAGCATTGGCAATCGCTTCATGTAACGATTGGGGTTCCGCTTGTGGGCTTCCTCCAAGTTTGCCACCTGATGCCGTTTTCATTGGGCGTCTGTCAGCGAAACGTGATTGGAACCGTGTGTTGACAGCTTCATATGCTTCACGCGCCATAGCGATTGCATCTTGGGCTGTATTTGGCCTACCGCGTTCCGAAACCATAACCCGAATACGGTCATCAATTTCTTCTTGC